TGAAATGTTGGGTGAAGTGTTGGGGCAAGTGTTGGGTGAAATATTGGGTGAAGTGTTGGGTGAAATATTGGGTGAAGTGTTGGGGCAAGTGTTGCGCGAAATGTTGCGTGAAATGTTGGGTGAAGTGTTGGGGCAAGTGTTGGGTGAAATATTGGGTGAAGTGTTGGGGCAAGTGTTGCGCGACTTCCTCGCCGCCTTCATGCGCATGCTCGACGTGATGTTCGGCTTCACGAGCATGAAGACCTTGTACGCCGGATTGCGCGCGTCGCAATCCTCGCCGTCGAAGAAGTACCGCAGCATCGCGTCGTAGAACGCCAGCCGCTCCTTCGCGGGAAGGTCCTTCGCGTACTGGTAGTAGGAAGGGTAGAAGGTGAAAATCAGGTTGTTCATTCCGTCTCTCCGCTGTGCGGCGGGCGCCGGCCTGCAGTCTGCAGGCCGCCGTCCGCCGCCTCGTTTCAGAAGGGCAGCCCGTTCCAGGCGTCGACGGCGTCGGCCAGCCGTCCCCAGTCGTCGCCCGTCCAGCTGTCGTAGTCGGTCGTCTTCCCGATCCCCCGGACCAGTTCGAGGAACTTCGCGTCGCGCTCGTCCTTCCCCAGCTTCGCGTCGTCCGCGACCGCGCAGAAGCGCGCCCACGCCTCTTTCCGCGTGGAGGGCGTGACGGTCGCGGCGGCGCCGTCCTGCGCGCCGGACGGCGCGGAAGGGGCCTCCGGCGGCGTTCCGGCGGTCACGGGCTTCGCCGCGGGCGCGGCGGGCTTCGCCGCTCCGGCCGCGCCGCCCACGGGCCGCGCCCCGGCGTTCGCCCGCAGCCGCGCCGCGAACAGGCGGTCGAGCTCCGCGCTCTCGTCCGCGTTCATCCCCTTCTGTCCGCCGCCGACGGGGTTGATCCATTTCACGCGGCTCATCGTGCGCGGGTTCCCGTCCCCGTCGTACTCCGGCGGGTTGACGGGCTTGTTCTCGACCACAAGCTCGACCCTGCACTGGGCGATGTTCGCGGGGAACCAGCCGAACGACGTGCCGTCCCAGCCCGCCGCCCACTTCCTGATCCCGTCCATCGTCTTCTCGCGGATCTCGCCCGTGTTGCCGACGATGACGCATTCCCAGCTGCGTATGGTCTTGCGCAGGGAGGGTATCGCCCACTCCGTCTGCAGTATCACGTTGCCGTTCCTGTTGCGGTAGACGCTTGCGGCGACGCCCTCGGCCTCGTAGGTGCCGTCCTCGATGTACCTTGCCATTTCCTGTCTCTCCTGTTGTGCGCCCGCCGCCACGCTTCCGGCGGCGGGCGCGGGTTGGATCAGTGGATGATGCAGTTCCAGTCGAACGCGCCGTCCAGCGCATACGCGCCGTCGGTCGTCCGGCTCTTCGCCATGCAGTGCGGGCGCTCGCTCGCGTACAGGGTCTTCGTGCCGCCGCCCCTCGCGACGCCGTTCTTCACGTCCACGTCGTAGCCGATGAAGAGAAGGTGGTCGCACCACTCCTTCACGGCCAGCCGGATGCTCGCCTTGCCGCTCGGCGGGTTCTGCAGGCGCGGCTCGTAGCGCAGCCAGTCCTCGCCCTCCGGGTTCGGCACGGTCGCCGTGCATTCGTGGCAGACGAGCGCCACGTTCCGCCCCGCGCGGGCGTGGCGGTCGAGGCGGGCCATGAGTGCGTTGAACGTCTCGGCCACGAGCACGTAGCCCTTTCCGAACCCGTAGCCCTCGATGCTCGCCACGTACTGCCCCTTTTCGGTCGGCTTCGTCTTCAGCGTGTGCGCAAGCGCAAGGTGCTCCGCCTTCGTGGCCGTGTCGACCACGATGGTCTTCACCGCGTCCCAGCCGTCCGCGTCGAGCGCGGCCATGAGCGTCCCCCAGTCGGACACGCCCTCGACGGGGACGATGTTCCCCGCCAGCCCCTGTTCCGCCAGCCTCGGCCCCAGCACGGGGAGGCTGCCGTCGAGGTCGATGAAGGCAACGGGCCCGGGGAGCGCGGCGCAGAGCGTCGTCTTGCCGATGCCGCCCGTCCCGTAGACCACGATGCGGTGTCCGGCGGGCTTCGCCAGCGTCCCGAACGCAACCTTGGGCTTCGCCTGTGCGGCGGCCGGCGGCGCGGGGATTGCGTTCCTGATCGTCCTCGCGGCTGGCTCCGCCGCCTGGGGAGTGGCCGCCTGTCCGCCCTTGCTCGCGGGCGCGGCGGCCGGCATGTCGTTCATGTTCGGCATTTTCCTGTTTCCTTTCGGTTTGTCATGGTTAGGCCGTCGCCGCCCCTGCGGCCACGGAAGTGGTTTCGTCGGGCGCGCCGTCCGGCGCGGCCGCGCTCTTCTCCTTCAGCCTGAAGCCCGCGGGAAGGCTCCCCGCGTCAACGTGGACGCACTGCAGGCAGAATCCCGCGTACTCGCATCCCCGGCACGTCATGCCGCTGCAGTTCCGCGCCCATCCCTGCTCCGGCAGCGCGGCCCTGCGCGCCGCCGCCTTGCAGTGCAGCAGCATCTTGCAGATCGCGTCGCGCTGGATCTCGAACTCGGCGATCGCGCCGTCCAGCACGGCCGCCTCGCGGCGGGCGAAGTAGAAGTCCGGCCTCTCGGCGCAGTCGTCCGCAAGCCGCTCCCCGTACTGCTCCGCCGTCTCGTTCGCCTTCTGCCGGATCGCGGGCTTGCGGATCACGTCGTAGACGACCGTGTCGACGTCCCAGCCGTTCGCCCGGGCCGCCAGAACGTACAGGAGCAGCTGCCCGTTGAACCGCAGCCGCGTCCAGTAGTCGGCGGCCGGGGAGATGTCCTCGCCCGTCGTCTTGTGCTCCACGATTGCCGTGCGCCCGTCCTTCAGCACGGCCAGCCCGTCGATGATCCCGACGTGCCGGAACGTACGGCTGTGCGGGATGTCAAGCGTCCATTGGCATTCGGGGTACATCCGCGCCACCGTCTCGCGGCAGCTCCCGGCGTCGCCGTAGAGGCCGTAGTACCCGCGCAGGAGCCCGTAGAGCTTCGCGAGCTCGACCGGCTCGTCCAGCCGCCTCTCCCGCTTCGCCGCCTCGTATGCCTCCGGCAGGCCCGCGCCGTTCGCGCGGGCCTCCAGGGCCTTGTGCATCGCGCCGCCGAAGCGCAGGGCGGGCGCGGATTCCTCGCGCTCCAGCCCCAGCTCGTACTGGTAGTAGTGCTTCCGCGGACAGGCGAGGAACGCGGTCATGCGGCTTGCGCTCAGTGTCTCCTTCGCCATCACTCCACCGCCTTTCCGTCCCTGCGGCCGCCGTCGGGAAACCGTCTCTCCGCCGTCATTGCGCCACCTCCACCGTGCCGCGCCGGCAGCTGACGCCTCCCGCGACGGGCCTCCCGCGCCAGCCGCCCTCCACGGCGGCTTTCGCCCGCGCGGGCAGGTCCCAGCCGTTCGTCCGCCCCGTCGCCTTGTGGAGGCTGTCGAGGCCGGCGAGTCGGCAGTTAATGCAGTAGCCGGACGCATCGACCTTGTGTGCCCTCCCGCAGTACTGGCAGGGGAGGTTCTTCTCCTTCCTCCGCCGCTCCGCCACGGCCGCGCGCATCGCCTCCGCAACGGCGGCGCGCCAGCCCTCCTTCGCGAGCTTCCCGCCCCTCACGTGCCAGTACAGGCGGCGCGTGACGCGGTTGAGCTCGTCCCTGCACCACGGGCACGCCTTGGCGGCGCGGCTCCGCGCCGTGAACGTCGCCATGCACCAGCGGCACCGCTTCCTCGCCTCGTAGCTCATTCCGCGGCCTCCTTCCCCGCGCCGCCGAGCAGCCTCTCGCGCAGCGCCCTGTTGCGGATGATGACGCGCTGGTAAATCTCCCTGCCGCCGATAGTTGCGTCAAAAACGGAACTGACGAGCTCGAAGTCGCTGCCGGGCCTGAAGTCCATCTTGCCGAACACGGTGATCGGGACGCCAATCGGGCAGGGGCAGTCCGCCGGAATCTCGCCGACCTTATCGACATTTATGATAGGCCAGCGCACCGCCCGCCGCCCGTCGGGGAGGATGAGCATCTCGCCTCCCCACCGCCTGACGACCTCCGGCGGCCAGTCCACCGACCGCTCCTCGAACACCAGCACGTGCTCCCTCACGCCCATTCCTTGCCTCCCGCCTTTTCGAGGGCCGCCTTCGCCGCGAGCATGGCGGCGCACCCGTCGTCGCAGACGGCGCCGGGCGACGAGTGCGCCGCCTCGCGGCGGCAGTATTCGCACATCATCGCCATGCACAGGCGCAACGCCTCGTAGAGGTCGGGCGCGGCCGCGATCAGGCGGGCGTCGGCGGCGACCATCGCTTCCTCGTCTGCCGATGCCGACCTCAAGAACATTTCGGCGATATCAAGACCGTGTCCGTCGGCGACCCAAAATTTACTCGCGTCGCGCCACGGCGCGGGCGAGACGCCCAGCTCGTCCAGCCGCTTCATCCCGCGCCTCCTTTCATTACCCAGCTTCTGCCGCCCCTCCAGCACGTCCTCCATGCGGAGAAGCACGGCTATCGCGTCGTAGCACTCCTCGACCGCGTGGGCCTTGTCTCCGCCCGCGTATGCGCACGCCGCCTCGGCGAGCTCGCACTCCAGGAGCGTTTCGGCGAGAACCATCCGATCTTCCTTCTCGACCTCGATTATCTGCCGCAGGGCCGCAAGCCTCCGCCTTGCCGAGTCCATGTCATTGTCGCCATCGAGGAACAGCGCATCCGCGAAGTGCGGGTGCTTGCGCCTTGCGTGGCGGTAGTGTTCCGCGATCTTCTTCACGACGGCCGCGTCCAGCACGGCGTTCGCCTCTCCGCTGTCCTTCATTGCCTTTCTTCCTTCCTGTTGTCTTTGCGCTTCGCGATGGCGTTCTTCTTCGCGGCCCGCGTCGCGCGGATGGAGCGGCGAAGGGCGCGCTCCGCGAGCGCGTAGGCCGCGCGCGCCCTGTCGGCGGCCTGGAGCGGGCCGTTCGCGGCGAACCACTCCGCCGCCTCGAGCTTCGTCATGGTCATTCCGCGCCCCCTTCCGGCGCGGGAAGCGCGAACACCGCCGCCGACGCGCGGCGGCACAGCCGGTAGGCCGCGTCCTCCGCCATCAGCCGCCGCTCCACACGCGCCTCCGCCCCCTGCGGATCCGCCGCCCGCCGCTCCATGCCCTCCGCCTCGCACGTGCGCACGAGCCACCAGCAGAGCGCAAGGAACGCAAGCCCCGCCGCGGCGATGAGCAACGCGAGCGCGTTGTCAAGCGCGCGCTCGCGTCGCTCCGCCCGCTCCTCCTCCTCGAACGCGCGCGCCACCGCGTCCATGTCCTCTTTCGTCATGTCGATCATCGTCCTGTCTCCTTCGTGGTTTCCGGTTCGTGGTTCCTGAAAAGGCGCGGGCCTCTCCCCGCCGTCACCGCTAATAGAGTTTGCGTCCTGTCGGTCTGGGACGTGCCGGGCGGCCTACGTGTCGCCGCTTCGGGGCGGAGCATTCGGCTTCTACGCCCCGCGCGCCCGGCAGTCGCGCATCTCCCCTCCCATGTACCAGGGCCCTTGGTCGGGTCTTCTAGCGGTGCCTACAAATTCCTTTCCGTCATGTCCGTGTCCATAACCTACTTCCCCGCCGTTCCCTTCGTCAGCCCGGCCAGGGCTTCGACGCGCGTGCGCACCCAGAAGCGGCGGCCGCCCACGACCTGCGGTCCGGCCCTGTTGAGGTCGAGTTCGCCAGGCACGGGCATCTTCGCCCGCACCCGCCGCTGGAGCGTCGCCTTGCTGATCCCGAAGAGGGCGGCGACCTCCGCGTCCGTCATGATCCTGTTGTCCATCCCGTTTCCCTTCCGCAGCGTAGTGGGTTTGCCCGTCTTTCCGGGCCGCCAGCCGTTTTCCCATTCCCGTCCGGCGCGGCGGGTGTGCAATCGCATGGGCGGGCCTCTCCCGCCGTCACCGCTGCTCTAGGTTCGCCTGCCGCGCCTCCGCGCCGGCCCTCGCGCCCTCGCGGCGGACGTACGCCTCGATCGCCTTGGCCGCCTCGCGGGCGGTGGATCGTCCGTTGATGTCCGCCAAGCGCTCCAGCCGCTCCTTCACGGCCGGCGAAAGCGGAACGTTGATTAACTTCTCTTCGCTGCTCATGTCGGCATCTCCTGTGCAGAGGTTCAGCACGCGGGACTCTATGCGGGCCTTGCCCTTCTCGTCCCGTAGGCCGTCCATGTATTGGACGTAATACTCTGATTCAACTGCTCTCATCGCGTTTCCCGTCAATCCCCCATTGAGGGGCTTGATGCCGCGCATTGTATCACAGGGTGATTCACCCTGCAATGGGAAACCGTAGATTTTTCATATTCCTTTTATATTGTCTTTCTATCGTCTCGCCGCGCCGTCCCGCCCCGCGTTATGGTATAATGCGCGGCATGCAGACATACGCTACGCCACATGTGCTTGACATCGACCTCGCGCAGCGCGCCGACCGCAAGCTCCGACGGTTCGGAAGCGACCTCAATCGCGTCCTGTCGGCCATCGTGTCGGTGCGGGGCGTTCCCGACTTCGTTGCCGACGTCGAGGCTCCCCAGCCCCTTGACGCGGCAGACGCGCGAATTGGCGACGCCATCGCCCGCGCCACGGTCAAGCGCGTCAAGCCCGGCCTCTATCATGCCGAAACCCCGGCCGCCAATGATTACTGGGCAGAGGGCAAGACAAGGGCGGAAGCTCTTGCAGACCTTCGCGACAACCTGCGGTATCTGATTTCAGACCCTGTCGAGGTGAAATACACTGCCTACGGGAGGAGGTTTACGGCGGAGGCCCGCCCGGCAAAAGAGGGCGGGTTCTGGGCGGTCGTCCCTGCGCTGGACGGCGCGTCAACGTGTGGCGACACGATGGACGAGCTCAAGTACATGCTGATCGACATGACCAAGCTCTACCTCGAGGAAGCATGAAGCCCCTCACCTTTCAGCAGATAGAGGACATCCTGACCAATTCCGGGTTTCGCGCCGACAGGTCGAGCGGAAGCCATTTCGTCTGGAGGAATGCCGATACTGGGCGTTCTGCCGTCGTGCCGCACCGCAAGGGGCAGCTCCCAATCGGAACCGTCCTCTCGGTGTTCCGCCAGGCGGGCATTCCGAAGCCGCCGAGGTGATCCGTCCGAGCCAGTGAGGTGTGGAGAATGTTGGAACGTCTGCGGCTTCAATGCTTTCCATGGCGCGAGAACCTTGCGATTTCCGCCATTTCCCCCCGCCGCGCCGCCTCGCGCCGCGCGTCCTCGCCCGGCCTCATCGGCTCGACACGCGCCGCCCTCGCCGCCGCCGCCCGTTCCGCGCCCCCCGTCCGCCGTACTTGGGAAACCTAGACTTCCCTAAACTTTTCCAATTCCCGGCGGCGGGTGCCGTCCGGGGTTTACAACAAGACAGCAACGCACAGAATGGCTGGTATGGTTACACGATTTGGAACGGGTCTGACAGTCCGCAAAAATGCGGCGTTGTCTCTCCTTGTCCTTGGCCGTCCTTCCGCGTTCCCGCTTCGGCAGGGGTTGACATGGAAGAGGCCAGTAGTTCGAATCTACTATAGCCCACCATCCGTTTGTGTGCAAAACAAACGGTTTTCGCGAGTTTCCATTCAGCTTGCGGAAACGCCCGATGAGGGGTGTGGGGTGATTTACAACACTTTACAACACTCGGCGGGTTCGTTGCCCCCCACCAAAGGGGCGGAAAGTGTGCGCACAAGATGAACCTCAGGCAAACGGGGTCCGTGTTCGACAACCACGGCCTCTGGTACTACTCCGTCCAGCTGCCAGGCGAAAAGAAGCGGCGACAGGTGCCGCTCCGCGCCCCCGGCGCAAAGCACACCATGCGGACGGACAGGCCGCGCAGGATGGCGGAGGAAGCCGCCGCGCGGTACTGGGAAGAACATACCCGCCAGATCAGGCGGCACGACCCGGCGGGCGTTTCCGTCTCCGAACTGTGCGCCCTCTGGGCCGATCACTGCCGCGAATACTACTCGAAGGACGGCAGGCCGACGTCCGCCGCGACGAACATGATTCTCGGCCCCCGCCAGTTCCGCGAACTGTACGGCAAGGCGGCCGTTGCGGAGCTCACCCACGCCGACATGCTGCAGCTCCGCGACGCGCTCGTCCGCTCCGGCGTCTGCCGGACGACCGTGAACCGCCGCCTCTGGTCGGTGAAGTACATGCTCGGCTGGGCGTTGGACGAGGCCATCGTCCCGGCGGCGGTGAAGGCCGAACTCACGCAGGTGCAGGGCGTGAAGCGCGGAAGGACCGCCGCGCCGGAACGCCGGCCCGTGCGCTCGGTCGATGACGCGACGGTCTCCGCGACGGTCGCAAGGATGATGCCGAACACGGCGGACATGGTGCGCCTCCACCGCGTCACGGGCATGCGCCCGTGCGAACTGTGCGCCCTCAAATGGTCGGCCATTGACACCACGCGGACGCCGTGGGTCTACCGCGTCCCGGAGACGGCGAACAAGAACGCATGGCGCGGCGAGTACGGCGTCCCCCGCGTCGTCTGCATCGGGCCGAAGGGCCGGGCGATCCTGGAACGCCACCGCGCCTGTGGCGACGTTCCGTTCTCGCCGCAGTCTGCCATGGCCGAATATCTCGCAGCCCGTCACGCGGCGCGGGTGACGCCCGTCTACGGCGCGAAACGCGACGAGCCGCACGTCCCCCGCGCCCTCGGCTCATGCTGGACGACGGACGCCTATTCCAAGACGATCCGCGCCGCCTGTCGCAAGGCCGGAATAGCCGAATGGGGCGCGAACCGTCTGCGCCATGCCTTCGGCACGGAGGTGCGCCGGGCGTTCGGCCTGGAGGCGGCGCGGGCCGTCCTCGGCCATGCCGGCGGAAGGTGCGTCACGGACGTGTACACGTTCGAGGCCCTGGAGGACGAGATCGTCCGCCTCGCCGCCCCAGCCGCCGAGGCCCTCGGGTGAGTCCGGCGCACGGCCCAAAGGCGAACGTTTGATGCGCCGTAAGGCGAAATGGTATCATACGCGCCGCAAGGGGAAACAGGAAATGTCAGAGACCATCAAGATCGCCTTGCGCGGCTTCGCGCGCGGCTTCGCCGACCTCGGGCGCGGCTTCGACTGGTCGTACACGCCGCCGAGGCGCGTCCCCCAGAGCATCGACAGGCACTTCGCGAACGTCGGCGGCTATCTCGTCGCCGCCCGCAACCGCTTCGAGCGCGAGCGCGTGGAGGGCGCCCATGCCGACGAGCGAGACGCGCATCGCGGCCGGCGGGCGCAGGTCCGCGCCGAGGCGCGAGTAGCCATCACCCCTGGCGGGCGCGTCCGCCCAGCCCCTTCCGCTACGCGAACGCGAATCGGTCGGCGGCGCTCTCCGCCGTGATCCTCACGCGGTAGCCGCACGCGGCGGCGTAGCCGAAGAGCGCCTGGAGCGTCGTCGCGCCGGACTTCTCCAGCCGCGAGACGGCGGGCGCCTTTACGTCCATGCGCCGGGCGACCTCCGCCTGCGTCAGCGAGGCGCGTTCGCGCATCCGCAGAAGGGCGCGCGCGGCGACCTGCTGCGCGTGGACGCGCCTCTCCGCCGCCTGGTATTCCGGCAGGGCGCGCGCCTCCGCCATCCACGCGGCTGCGGCCGCCCTCGCCTCCTCGCGCGTGAAGGGGCGCGCGTCCGCCCCCGTTCCGTTCCTGCCCTTCTTCATAGCCCGATGCTCCTCTTGATTTGAAGCGCCTTCCTGATCTCCTGAAGCGGCGTCCCCTGCGTCTTCTTCTGGAATCCGCACAGCATCCACACCTCGCGGCCTGTCGAGTAGCAGTACATCGTGCGGTAGGCGTTTCCGCCCGACGCCACGCGCACCTCGAAGAGCCCGTGCTCGAGCTTGCGCCCGACCGGCATCTCCAGCCGCCCCTCCCTCGCGAGCTCGTCGAAGTCGGCTGCGAACTCGGCGCGGACGGCAGGGGGAAGCCCGCCGAGGAACTTCATGGCCTGCCGCGTGAATAGGATCTCCTTCCGCATCGGCGCGCATGATAACATTTGTGTTATCGGTCTGTCAAGCGCCCATGGCGCGCCCGCCCCGCCGCGCCCGCCGCACAGGACAGGTCGGGGGATCAGGGCGCGGCGGCGGTCGAGCAGGCGCCGTCCACGCACGTGACCGAGCCGTCCGTGATCGTGCAGCTGCCGTCCGCGCACGTGACCGTCGCCTTGGAGGCGTCCCCGCCCGCCGAGACGAACGACTTCACCCACGACGCGACCGCCTCCGCGCCCGCAGACCCGCCGGACGTCGCCACGGCCGCGCCCACCTTCGCCGCGAGCGCCGCCGCCCCCGAAAGGGACGCGTCCACCAGCGCGACGAGGTTCGTGCCGTCCGGGCGGGAGTTGAGCCCGTTGAGCGCGAAGTCGATCCTCCCCGCCTCGACGTGGGCCGTGAGGCTGTCCGCCTCCGTGACCATCCAGTGCTGGTTGTGGTAGACGCTCCAGCCCTTCTTCACGGTCTGGATCGTGCCGTCCGCAAGGAGGACCGGCTTCCCGTCCGCGTCGCGGGCGACCTCCTCGCCCCGGTTCTCCACCTCGACGACGCGGCATCCCGCGACGGCGGCGAGGCCCGCGAGGGCCGTTCCAATGCATTTCTTCATTTCTGGTCTCCTTCTTTTCCGCCCTGCCAATGCGAGCCGCCGAAGAGGCGCAGGGCCGCCCATTCGGCGTAGGCCTTCCGGCGCGGAACGCCCATTGCGATCTGAAGGTCTCGGTAGAGGTCGTCCGCGTCCGCGCGCGTCGCCTCCGCGTCGCCGCCCGAGTAGAGGAAGTCGTGGACGACGGCGGCGTAGAGGCGCGGCACGTCGAAGGGCGAGCCGCAGAGCCACCAGAGCGCGCGCGGGATGGACGCGCCGTCCGTCGCGAACCACGCGGGGATGGAGTAGGCCTCGCCCCGGTAGGAGAGGCGCCAGGCGCGCGCGAGGGCGAGCTTCGGCCCGCGCAGGACGGTGAACTCCGGCACGCGGAACATGAGGCGGCGCCTCCCGTCCTCGACGGGGACGCCCGGAGGGGCGCATCTGGACTCGGTCTTCATGGGGTATGGGATTCCTTGGCGTGGGGATCGGGAGGGCGTGGAGAACGGCCGGGCTACATCGCGCCGTGCTGGGCCGCCGCGTTCGCCGCCGCGCCCGTGACGGCGTTGAAGCCGCGCTGCCCGACCGCCCCGTAGATGAGCGCCAGGAGCATGAGAAGCCCGAACAGGAGCGTGACGTGGTAGAGGCGCGTCACGGAGTTGAAGAGGGTCTTGATCTGCTCGTCGAAGCGCACCGCGCCCTTTTCGAGGGCTGTCACGCGGGCGCGGAGTTCGCTGAAAGAGGCGTGGTCGCACATGGGCGGGTGTCCTTTCGGTTGTCAGTTGTCGATTGCGAGCTTCAGGAACGCGGCGATCTCCTCCGCCGCGGCGACGCCCGCCGCGACCACCGCGTTTGTCGCGGAGACGAACGCGGGGTCGCCGTCCTCGATGTACTGGCACGCCGCCCACTCGTCCTCGAGGCCGGCGGCGGCGATGCCCGCCTTGAGCGCGTCCCACTTGCCCGCCGCCTTGGCGGCGACGACGATCTTGAGCTTGGAGTAGCGGTTCCTCGCCGCCTTGAACTCGACCGCCTTGAGCTCGTTCGTCACGCACCACGTCTTCGCGCCCTGCGCGTAGGTGTAGACGCAGCAGCCTGGAACCGTCTCCGCGTCCATGGCGAGGAGGCGGATGCGGCTGGAGACGGCCTTGGGGACGAGCGGGCGGGCGACGCGCACGGCGCTTGACGCGGCGCGGATCGCGGCGTTCGATCCCGCCGAACTGGCGATGCGCGCGGTCCGGCGGAGCGCGTCCGCGTCGGCCGCGGCGGAGAGCGCGAGGACGGCGGCGGCGGACAGGGCCGCCGCGAGGCAGAACCGAAGGGAATTCTTACTCATTGTCTGCTCCTGACTTTGACTTGACGAAGAAGCCGTTCTTGACGGAAACCGCCGCGCCGTCGATGGCGTTGGTCATCGTGCCGTTCCACGCGGCCTTGCCGCCGACGAGGACGACGAGCGAGCCGAAGTCGAAAAGCCCGGAGGCGTCGCCGAACGCGACGTTCTCGAAGAGCGCGGCGGGCCGGCCGCGAAACTTGGCGGGGATCTCGGCTGTCCCCGCGTGGGAGGCGCTTTCCGCGTCCCAGTCGCCCGTCCACGTGACCTTGGCTGTCTCGTCCTCGTCCACGCCGTCGCCGAAGTTGAGCGTCATCGATGGGCGCGAGCCGAGCAGCCGGTTCGCCGTCGCCGTGAAGGAGAGGGTCCTGCCGTCGGCGGAGATCGCGGCGTCCGTGAGGACGAAGGTCAGCGTGGCGCGGGCGGCGAGGTCGGGGCGGATGCAGAGGAGGACGTGCTGCGCGCGGACGGGGACTTGGTTCGTCATCGAGGCGAGTTCGCCGACCGCGCCTTCCATCGAGGCGGTCGCCGCGTCGGCGATTTCCGCCGCGCCGTCCGAGACGGCGGCGACGGCGGCGGAATCGGCCTTCGACGCGACCGTGCCGGACCTGTCGACGAGGTTCGTCCCCTCCTCCATCACGACGTCGCGCCGCCAGCCCTTGCGCGTCTCGACGTTGGAGACGACGAGGAGGTTCGTGGCGGTCGCGGAGAGGGCGTTCGCGCCGGCGTCGTCGGCCTGCGCCGGCGGCGCGGGACAGGTTGCCGCGAGGGCGAGGAGGGCGAGGGGAAGCGCGTTTCTCATTCCGCCGCCTCCGTTTCGTCGATCTCGCCGAGGTCTACGGCGATGCGCCAGGACGTGTCGCGGTCGACGGTGAAGCATTCGACGACGGCGTTCGTCCCGGTCGTCGAGCGGACGGTCGCCCAGCCGCCGCCGCCCACGCGCTTCTGCACCATGTAGACCGCGCCCTCCGCGATGCGCCCGTCGGCGGGCGCCCATTCGAGCGTGGCGCGTTTCGCGTCCACGACGAGCCTGGTGAGCCTGATGCCCTCTTCCGTGACGATGGGCGGGGTGGGAGCGGGCTTGGTCGAGCCTTTGACGACGAGCGCGACGCAGAGGGGCGCGGCGAGCGCCAGGGCGACGAGGCGGTCAAGAAGCGAACGGCCGACGAGGCGGTCGAGGAGCGGGCGTTCCGTCTTCATTGCGCCGCCCCCTTCCCGACGACCACGCCGTTTGAGACGACGAGCGTTTCGCCCGCCTGGACCGTGCCGGTATAGCCGCCCGTCACGCCGCCGATCTCGAGCGTCGAGCCGTCGCCGGCCGGCGCGTCCGGCTCCAGCCCCACGCGGAAGAACGACTGCGGGAGCGTGTCGAAGGTCTTGGTGAGGAGGTAGGCGTTCTGGTAGGTGTTCGATCCGGCGGTCTGCTGCCCCAGCGAGACGTTGGAATCCGCCGCGACGTCCGTGAAGACGGTGTCCGGGGAGAGCGAATCCGCCCACTTGAGGTAGGCTTCGGAGCTGCCGATGGCGACGGTCGAATACCACCAGGTCTTCGCCGTGGTCGTTCCGTCCGCGTTGCGCTCGACCTTGAAGTCGTAGATGCCGATCTTGTCGTCGGGGCCGAAGAGGACGCCCGCCTCGAACGAGGAGACGCGCCCCTTGACGTAGACGACGAGCTCCGAGGAGGCGATTGCGGCGGCGACGGAGGCGATCATGTTCGTCCCCTTGCTCGTCGCGGCGGCGGCGGCGTCCGCCTTTTCCTCTGCGACGAGCGCGGAGGTTGCGGCGGCGGCGAGGTCTGCGACGGTGGAGACGGCGTTCGTGGAGTTGAGCTCGCCGTTCTCGTCGACCATGAGGACGGTGCGCCTGCCGGGCGCGGCCGCGGCGGATGCGGGCGCGGCAAGCTGCGGCCCTCCCGCAACGATGGCGACGGCGAGGGCCGCGAGGCTGGACTTGAGGGCGGCTTTCATCAGTTGCTCCTTCCCGTGACGTTGACGTTCGTGATCGGGGTGTAGGTCAGGTAGCCGTTCGCGAACCTGCCCTGCCACGTGACTTCGAGGGGTTCGTCGTAGAGCAGGTCGCCCGTCTCGACGACGGCTTCGCGGACGAGGTTGGTGACGGAAGCGGAGGTCGGGAGAACGGCGACCTTCGCGGCGAGGGCCGCGCCGTCGGCGGACGAATACGCGCCGACCTGCGCGGCGGTGACGGCGTGGGGGTTGTCGGTGCGTTTCTCGTGAGCCGCGAGATCGGCCTTTGATGCAATGTCGATTTGTGTTCTTCCGCCAGCCCCCGTTCCGACAGAGAGAAGCCCTGCGGCGGATAAGTCTATGACCGGTATGGACGGCGTGCCGCTGAGGTCATAGTAGTAGCCGCTCGTCGCCACCGTCGCGAGGTTCGTCTTCATCGCGTAGTCGGCGAGCGCGGAGGCGTCGGCCTTCTTCGCGATTGCGTCGGCGTTCGCCTGTTCGGCGGCCTTCGCCCGCGTCGCCTCCGCGTCGAGGGCGGTCTGCGTCGCGGCGGCGTTCGCCTTGGAGAGGGCGGTCGCGGCGTTCGCCTTGACCGTTCCGTAGTCCGCCGGGGTCGCGGCGGAGACCTTGGCGTCCGTCTCGGACTTCGTGTAGACGCTCGCCGCAAGCGCGTTGGTCGCCGCGTCGGTGTAGTTCGTCGCGGCGGACGCGACGAGCGCGTCCCTCCCGTCCGCCTCGGCCTTCGTGTAGACATCGGGCCTGTTCTCGACGCCGCCCCAGTCGATCGAGCCCGCGACGGTCGCGAAGTTCGCGTAGGACGCCGTCTCCGCCGCCGTGGCGACCTTCGCCCGGCCGGGGTGCGCCGCGTCCGGCTCGACCTGGGCTGCCGTGACGAGGCCGTTCGTGGCGGCCGCCGCGGCGCGGTCCACGTAGCCCTCCGTCGCCAGCCCCTCGAACGTCACGTTCGTGACGACGGGCGAATCGGAGTAGACCTCCCCGAAGGGCGCGGCCAGCGCCTGCGGCGCGGCGGACGCGGCCGGGCCGCAGACGCAGAGCGCGAGCGCGGCGGCCGTGCCGCCGAGCCAGCGGACGATCTCGTTTACCTTCTCGCGAAGGTCCTTCGCCGTGAAGCGCTCCGGCAGGCCCTCCATCGTCGAGGGGTCCACGTTGACCGACGCCGCGCGGACCTCGCCCGGCGCGTCCGTCACCTTCACCTTCGCCCACGGGAGCGTGCGCACCTCCCCCGCCGCGTTGCGCAGCGAGAGCAGCACCTTCGACGTGCCGAGCGGGAACGCCGCCGTCTCCTCCGCCGAGAACGCGAGCGAGAGCGTCCCGCCCGCCGACAGGCCGGAGAACGTCCGCGACGCGCCGCAGAAGTCGGCGAGCAGCTCGCAGCCGCCGTAGTCGTAGCCGTCGGCGAGCGCGAGGGTTATCTCCTTCGCCGTGTCGCCCTTGAGTATCGTCGGTATCGCGTCCATCATGGCCTCCCTGCTAGAATCCGAAGCACCTTGTGAAGTTCCAGAAGACGAGCGCGAAGACGCCCGGATGCGCGCAGTCCGCGACCGCCGTCTCCGTGTACGGGGCGCCGCCGCGCGTCGGCTCGCCGCGCTCGACCCATGCGGAAAGGGGCTCCTCGACGTAGTACGGGTCGCCCGGCGCGGGCGGCGAGCTGGACGGCGAGAAGCCCTCCGGCGCGGCCCCGTCGCCGCCGAACAGGTCGCCCGGCACGCCGCCGGACGGCCATGGCCACGACGAGCCCGGATCCGACGGCGCGTAGTAGACGGTCCGGCCGGGCTCGTCCTCGCCGTCCGCCGGCTCGAACGTGACCTGGTAGCACTGGGAGACGGACATGCCGCCCGCGCCGGTCGGCGCGGAGACGTGCAGCGTGGCGGGCGCGTCGCCGAAGCCGGCCGCCGGCGGACCGGCGGCGACGCCGTCCCGGCATCCTTCCGCGTAGGCCCGCCACGCGGCGCGGAGCACGCCCTGGAGCGAGCGGTCGCCGTCCGCGCCGTCCCATGCGTAGGCGACGGCTCGGACGACGCCGTTCGTGCCGCGCGAGACCGCGCCGTCCGCCGAGGTGGCGACGGTGGTCCGCCGCCCGAACGCGACGGCCCACACGTCGCCGTAGCCCTCGAGGGCCGCGCGCCCGTCGTTGCCGACCCACTCAATGGACGACGGATGCGGCCAGCCGAACGCGCGCGCTGGCGCGGACGTCCCGAGGGGCGCGGCGACCTCCGTCACCTTCACGTCCATGAGCCCGTCCGGGACGCCGCCGACGTCCACGCGCGCGAGCGTCGCCGTCGTCGCGACCGTCGCCTTGCGCCGCCGCGTCGTCACCGTCCCCTTCGGGCTTTCGGTCTCGACGACGGAGACGGTCTCCCACACGACGCCGCCCTCCGCGTCCTCGCAGCGCCAGACGGCGGCGACGGACGGGCTCGCCGCGTCCTGGACGTAGCGCACCGTGCGGGAGGCGCGCAGCGCGGCTCCGGCCTCGGACCTGGAGCCCGCCGGCAGGGAGGCCTGCGCGGAATCGAGAAGGGCGGAGCCGCCGCCGGCGCGCACGAGGGCGTCCGCCGCCGCGCGGATGGCCTCGTGGGAGACGTAGAGGGCGTTCGTGGCCGTGGCCACGAAGCGGACGCAGTTCGTCGCGGTCCACGCGGCGGCGGCGGGGACGAGCACGGGGGACGCGCACAGCGCGTCGAGCGCGTAGCCCGCCTCGAGGGGGTCCACCGCCCAGAGCGGCGAGCCGGACGCGGTCGGCGAGAACGCGTCCGCGGAGGAGCCGTTCCCGTACCAGTGGCCGTGGACGCCTCCGTCAGACGGCATGACGCCGACGTCGTAGTAGAGCGCCATGGCGAAGCCGTAGTTCATGCCGTCGTCGTTCCATGCCGCCGAGCTGCGGAGGCCGTAGGCGTCGAGCGCGGCCTTCAGGGCGCGGGCGGCGGGGTTCCCGGCGGCGTAGGCGGACGGATTGAGGGCTTCTATGGCGCGCCCGGCCGGGATCGGCATCGAGGATGCCCAAAGGTAGCCGCACCTCCCGTCGGCGTCCGGCTCGAGGGCGGCCTTCAGCGACTTGACGCCGTACACGTCGTTGAGCGCGGCCATGCAGAGTGGGAACGCCGTCGCGCCGAAGCCGATGTCCAGCGCGTCTGGGGCGCGCGCGACCTCGCCGTAGACGAACTCGTAGAGCTGCGCGTGGGCCGCGCCGGAGAACGTCGGCTCGCCGGACGCGTCCATGCACGAGACGAGCGGGCCGGACGGGGCGGAGGCCGCGCCGCCTTCGGACGGGACGTACCGCCGCTCCATTGCCATGTCGCCGAGCGAGCAGACCGCAAGGTAGGTCCCGGCGGAGACGGGGAGGAGGCCCGTCCTCCCATCCGAGGCGGCCTTCGGGAAGGCGGCGGGCGCGCGGCCCTCGAGCGAGGCGGGGACGGAGACGAAGCGGCCGCGCCACGATTCCGCGCGGGCGGGCGGAAGGATGGCGGCGAGGGCCGCGAGCGCGGCGATGGAGGCGGCGCGCGTCATCTGTAGTACACCCCGAACTTGACGACGATCTCGTTCGTGGACGCCCCCTGCGCCACGTCGATCCTGACGCACGAATCGTCCGCCGCCTCGAACCGGACGCGGCGGCCCGACATGAAGGCCGTCGCGCCGTCCGACGTGGCGCGGCTCTCGACGGCGACGAGCTCGCCGTCGGCGGTGAGCGTGACCCTGCCGGTCTCCTCGTCCGTCTCGACCTCGATGCCGCCGCCGGAGACGACGGAGGTGACGGGCAGGGCCCACTCCACGCCGTCCCCGTCCCCGTTCGTGCGCAGGAACCTGCCCGCCTCTCCCGGCTTGACGCGCAGCGCCTTCCTTCCGCCGTCCGGCGCGTGCGCCTCGATCGTCTCGCCGTCCGGCTCCGCGAACCTGGCGCCACCGAGCGGGAGGTAGTGGAGCGCCTTCCCGCCGCTCTCCGTGACGCGGCAGAGGACCTCGTGCCCCAGCGTGTCCTCGCCCGTGCCCTCGGCGAGGAGGTCGTGGAGGTTCTCGCCGCACGCGGCCTGGCCGGCGAACCCCTTGACCTGGAGGTTCGTTGCGGCGCCTGCCGCGACGAAGCCGAGCGAGATCCCGTCCGGCGGGACGCCCCCCTCGCCGCCCGGCGCGAAGTGGCGCCATCCGCCCGGGGTCGCGGCGTGGAGGCCGTCCACCGCCGGCCAGACGAGCGAGAGCGTGCCGTCCTGCTCCTTCCTGATGCTCGTCCCGTCCACCTTCACCCTCCCTGCGTCGAGGCTCTTGGCCGCCGCGGCGGCGGGCTTCGCGGAGCCTTCCCCGGCTCCGCTGCTCTGGACGATGACGGACTTCGTGTTCCCGTCCGTGTCCACGTAGTCGACGAAGAGCCCGCCGTTCACCATGTCGTGGAGGTTCTTGCTCATGTTGACGATTGCCTCGTCGCTGTTGTCGGCAATTAGCCACGCTCTGAGCGCCGCTTCGAACGCCGTCCTCGTCGCATGGTCTTTCGGCGCCTCGCCATCCCATGCGACGTTGCCTTCAGAATCCACACAGCATGTGCCCCCTCTCCCGTTCTGTTCCCATGAGGCGGAGGCATAAGAAGACCTAAACCCGTCTGGAGGGTAGTACCAGCCCTCCGCGGTCGTCGGGACTGCGCCATGCGCCATCAGCGCGAGGGACGCCGCCAGAAGCCTGCATGCCGCCTTCTTCATTGCGCCACCTCCTCCATGCCGTTCGTGACGGCGAGGCTGGTGGACGGCTGCACCAGCGCCCCGTATGCGTCGAACCATCCGGCGAAGCGCTCGACGCCGTTCGTATATGCCGAGGACACGCCTGAGAAGACGAGGTTCGTGGGCGTCGCCGTGACCGTGCCGTTCGGGCCTATGTACGCGCCCGCGCCGTTCCACACGAACAGGCACCCGTTCGTCACCCCCCGCGCCTCGGCGGCGGCCGTGCAGTTCGTGGCCACCAGGGCCGCGTCGAGCGCCTGTTCCATCGTCAACACTGCGCCGTTGCCCGCCGTGATCGTGACGACGCCGCCGTCTACCTCCGTCTTGGTGCCCGCCAGCACCTCGGCGGCGGACCCCGCCACGTAGTTCGAGACGTACGCCGCGACCCACGCCTGGGACGCGGCGATGCCGAACGCGCGCGGCGCGGCGATGGCCGCGAGCGCGCAGAGGACAAGCAGCCTTTTCATCCTTCCGCCTCCGTTCCTTCGTTCGCCGAGGCGGACGCGACCGCCTCCGGCATCCACTCGTGGCCGTCCCACTTCATGACGACCTGGACGAAGCCGCCGCCCTCGCAGGGGAGCTGCGCGACCTCCTGCACCGTCCCGACGGCGTCCGGCGAGGCCGTCGTCGAGAAGGGCTCGACCTTCAGCCATCCCGCGCCGAGGGCGCATGGCTGGCCGTCCGCCGCCGCCGCGTGGACCTCGTACCCGAAGTCTCCCGCCGAGGGGAAGCACGCCGCCGCGATGCGCGCCGTCCACGTGCCGTCCGCGTGCTCGTGGGCGGCTACGTCGAAGTACGCGCCGTTCTCCTTGAACACGCGGACGTACAGCCCCGTCACGTCCGCCGGGACGCTGCGGAAGAGCGCGACGAAGTTGTGGCCCTGCCGCGCCTTGAACGGACGCAGCGGGCGGTCGAGCCGCGCCACGTCCAGATCCACGGTTGCGTTTACCTGTTCCATTTCGATGCCTCCAAATGCGTACCGCCTGCCGAACGGCCCCCGCGCGTCACCCCTGGACCTCCCTGCGCCCCGCGAGCTTCTCTGCGGCGACGAGAAGGCCGTCCTTCGAGAACGTCAGGCGGCACCGCCGAAGGTAGTGCCAGCCGTCGCTCTCCTCCGCCTCGCAGTAGGCGTCCAGCTTCAGCCCGTCCGCCCCGCCGGCGGCCCACGACCACGTGTCCCCCGCCTCGTCGTCGTCGGCGCCCGCGTCCGTCCCGTCCATCGGCTCGCCCGCATCGGACGACGGGACGGCGCCCGCGCCCTCCAGCTCGACGTAGGACGGGCCGTTCTCGTTCTTGACGACCCGCACGCCGCGCCCGCCGACGAGGTTGTTGAGCAACGAGCCGACCTTGTTGAACCAGCCGACGCCGACCTGCGTGACCGGCGCGCCCGCCCTGAAGTCGTCCTTTACGTGGAACATCCCTTCCTCCCTTCCTTTCTTTCCGCCTGGTCAGAAGCATCCGTCCGCCCAGGCGGGCTCGTTCGACAGGGCGATCCTCTCGCCGTTGAGGTAGTAGCGCACGGCGCGCCGCACGACGGCGAGCGTCCACATGCGCGGGCTCATGCGCGCGCGCGAGACCTGGACGCTCTCGACCTCGAACACCAGCGAGCCGGACGAGCCGTCCGTCACGGACGAGGACGGCGCGAACGTGTACTGCGCGCCGCCCACGTCCGTGACGGTCACGGACGCGCGCGAGTCCGCGAGCGAGGCCGGCACGCCCTCGAAGCGGAACGTCTGCTCGACGACGCGCGCCGTGACGAGGTTGCGGTACGCGCCCGTGCCGCCGAGCCCGTTGGCGTACGTGCCGAACTCGAAGTCGTGGACCTGCGCGTACTCGCGCTGCTCCACCCTGCCGCAGAAGTAGTCCGCGAGCGTGGCCATGTCAGTCGCCCCCCTTCATTGCGAGGAGGGCGTCGAGCTTCTCGGCGAGGCCCGCCGTGTTCGCCTCGATCTTGCGCAGCTCGTCCTCCGCCGTGGTCTTCGTCCGCTCCGCCGCGCTCGCCCTCACCATCGCCTCGACCTGCGGGGTGAAGCGCGAGGACCTGCGCCACGAGGCGAGCGCGTCCGCCTGGCCCTGCGCGTCGCCGGCGGCCATGAGGCGCGAGAGCTCGTCGATGCGCCATGAGCCGCCGTAGCGGCGTGCGTCCGCGTGGAGGCGGTCGAGGTCCTCTGCGCGCGACTTCTCCTCTGCGATCTCGGCGGCGGCGCGCGCCGGGTCGCGGTACATCCCGAACGCCCGCTCGAACTCGCCCTGCGCGGCGGCGGCGGCGGCGCGGAGCGGGGCGGCCGCCTTCTGCTGCTCGGCGATCTCCTCGCGGAGGTCTGCCATGCGCCTCTGGTGGAGCTCGCGGTCGAGGCGCTCGCGCTCCTTCGCGGCCTCCTGCGCTGCCTTGACCTCCGCCGCGCGCCTCGCCTCCGCCGCCCTTGCGTCGGCCTCCTCGCGCCTGCGCGCCTCCTCCTCAGCCTCCGCCGCAAGTTCGTTCTGCAGGGACTGCTCGCGGGCCGCGCGCCTCATGCCGAGCGAGGCGAGGGCGTTCTCGGCCAGCTCGATCTTCCGGCGCGCGTCGTCCGCCGCCGCAAGGGCCTTCTCGTCCGTCGTGATGGACTTCAGCTGGTCTTTCGCTTCCTTGACCTTCCCCAGCGCGGCGCGTGCCTCGTCCGTCTCCTCGAACGCCTCGGCGGCGCGGGCGCGGTTCGCCGCGACCTCCTTTTCGGACAGGGCGTAGGCCGTCACGCCGGCGCCCATGCCGTGAGCGGCGTATCCCAGCGTCACCGCGTTCTTCCGGACGTACTCATCGCGCATGCGCCGGTACTCGGCCTCGGCCTCCTCGACGCGCTTCGTCGCCGCGACCTTCTTCCCGGCGGTCGCCGCCTCGGCCTCCTCCGCCGCGTCCACGCGCCTGCGCTCCAGGGCGATGAGGTTCTTCAGCCGCGATTCCTCGGCCTCGTAGTCCACCTGCGCGGACAGGTCTCCGGCCGCCCGCTCAGCGTCCGCGCGGCTCATGCCGTTCGCGATCGCCCGCTGCTTCGCGAGCTCGATTTCGGCCTTCGTCAGCTCCTTCACGCTGGCCGTCATCGCGTCGAAGCGCGAGATGCCCCTGTCGATGGAGGACATCGACCTGGAGAAGGCCGCCTCGACGGCCGCCGCGCCCTCCTTGACGGCCTCGAGGCCGTCCTTCCATGCGCGCTCGGTCCTCTTCGCCTCCCTCTCCGCGTCCTCGCGGACCTTCCCCCACGCCCACTTGAACGCCGCCGTCACGGCCATTGACGCGACGCCCCAGATGCCGCCGGACGCCAGCAGCTCGCCGATCCTGGCGAACTGCCCGCCAATCCCCTTGGCCACGCTTCTCGCGACCGTCTCGAGCCTCTTGAACCCGCCCGCCGCCTCCTCGGCCGGCCTGGCCATCGCCTTGCGCCACGCCTCCTCGATCTGCTTCGCGGACAGGACGGAACGCTTCGACGCCGCCGACGCCGCGTCGCCGAGGTCGTAGTACCCGCGCGCCGCCCGGAGCGCCGACTGGCGCATCGCGTCGTTCTGCCGCCCGGCGGACATCGCGAGCTTCGCAAGCTCCGAGTTCACTTCCCGTATCTTGCCGATGTCCGTCGACGCGCCGATGTGGATCCGTATCTTCTTGTCCGCCATCCGTCACGCCTCCGCGAAATGTGGTACAATGCCCGCCATGAGGCCACCATGGGAGATCGCGGCGGACAGGCCGGAGACGCCCGGCGCGGGCTGCGCCGCCGGCCTTGTCGCGCTCGTCGTGGTGTTCGCCGTCGCCCTGCTCATCTTCCTTCTCCTCGGCATTGACCCTCGGTAGGCGACGACTTCAGCCTCCGCCTGATCTCGCGGAGCGTGAGGTCGTATTCGGCGCGAAGGCGCGCCTCGTCGCGCCCGAGGGGCCTTCCCAGCTCGACAGCCGCCGCCTCGCACAGCCGCTCGCACCGCGACGGTGTCTCCGTCGCGAGCTCGTCCGGCGTGGCGTGGAGCGCGGCGCAGGCCCTCGCGAGCCTGTCCTCCAGCGCGGCGAGGCTTTTCGCCGCCGCCGTGCGGTCGGCGCGGTAGCGCGGGTCGCCCTTCGCCTCCACGTCCGGCTTGGCCGCCTCCGCGTCGTCGAAGCCGCGCGCCGCCCAGCGGCACGCGCGCGCAACCTCGTCCCGCGTGGCGGGGAGGGACGCGGCCCATTCCGCGACGGCGCGGTCGATCGCCTCCGGCGTGGCGAGCGCGTCGAAGAAGCGCGGGACGCGGGCGTGGGCGAGCGCGAACGCCCAGAGCGTCCCCTCCGTCTCGGCGTCCGCCGCCGCCCGCCGGGCGAAGCCGTGGTACCACGCGAACGCCTGGAACGTCGGCTCGAAGAAGGGCACGTCGCCCGCCCAGCCGACGCGGGGGAAGTTCGCCGCCGTCGTCTCCGCCCCGTCCGTCAGCCGGAGCGCGAGCTGGTTCAGGCGGTCGAAGTCCTCGAGCGTCGGGGCAAGCCCCTCCGCCCTCAGGTCCTCCCAGTCCTCCCTCGCAAGCGCGGACACCACGGCGAGGCCCTCCCATTACGAGCCGGACACTTCCGTGCCCTTCAGCGGGAAGGACACGCCCCACGAATACTCCGTGTAGCCGCCGTTCGGGTTCGACTTCGCGACGGGCTCGGAAATCGTCGCGCCGAGCGTCGTCGCGGCGGCGGTGAGCGAGACCGTCGGCGCGGTCTCCGAATACCAGTTCATGGAATACTTGCAGGTCGCCATGCCGCCGTGGAGGTCGTAGTTGACGACCTCGCCCGCCGGCTGCGCGAGCGTGATCTCGATGGGGAACTCCGCGCTCACGGACTGGAGGCCGTAGTCGTCGGTCGGACTGGCGTCCGCCGAGCCCTTCTTGATCGAGCAAAGCCCCATGAAGTCCTGCGCGCGGTGGCGCGGCGTGAGAGAGAAGCTGGGAAGCACGTACTTGCGCAGCTGCGCCGCGCCGGCCTGCACCATCTGCCCCGACGCGCTGACGGTCGGCGGGCTGCCGTTCGCCGTCGAGATCGTCACGCCGCCGAGGACGACCGGCTTGGCGATGTCGTCCACGTCGTGGACTGTGCCGAGGTCGGGGAAGGTCGCCTGAGTGAGCGCGGCGACGACCTCGTATTCGGACGACGGAGCGGCCGTCTCGCCCCAGGAATCAACCACGGCGGCGTCGCCGTAGCAGTTCGCGCCGGACGTGGACTGCTTGGAGCGGTTCTCGCCCGATCCCGTCACCTTCAAGGCCTCGCCCGACGACGAGACGAGGTTGAAGTAGTCGATGAACGCATTGAACGTCGCGCTTGCCATTGTCAGTTCTCCTTTGCCGTGCAGCGGCCCTTGACGGTCGCGGTGTATGTCTTTGCCATGCCGCCGACGTCCGCGTCGGCGTCGAAAGTCGTTGAAGTCGCGTCGAGCGTGAAGGCGTCGCACGCGAAGCCGTCCGCGTCGAGCGCGGCGCACCCGTCGCCGAGAAGCGGCAGCAGGGCGGCGCGGACGGCGCGGCACGTGTCGCGGAATCCCGCGCCCGAGGCGTCGTCGGCGTTCGCGAAGTGGACGCTCGCCCTTGCGGACAGCTCGACCGGTAGGTTCGGCCCCGTGAAGTCGAGCGGCTGCCCGGCGAGGTCCACGAAGATGGAGACGGACGTGTCGGCGACCGTGCGCTCCGCGACGTCCACGGGCGAGAGCGCGCCGACGACCTTCACGCCCGGCAGCGCCGCCGCGACAAGCGCGACCAGCCGCGCCTCGACGATCTCCTCCGGCTCCTTCATTTCGCGGCCCTCTCGATGTGGTTTGCCATGTTGTGCATAAGCCTCCTCTCGGCGGCCCCGACGGCCTCCGCGACCACGCCCGGCGGGCACGCCGCCGAGATGTAGTCCAGCGCATTCACGATGTCCGCGACGCATCCGCTCTGGCTTGTCGCGAACTTCCCGCTGACGGCGCGGCGCGGGTCGCGCCTCGTCCTGCCGAGCTTCCACGCCGCCATCAGCTCGCCCTCGGCGGCGGCGTCGTAGATCTTCTTCGCCGCCCATCCCCACGAGGCCTTGGCGAGCCCCGCGCGCGGGATCCCGCCGTGGAACTTCAGGAGCTCGCGCCGCTCCTCGGCCTCGCGCCTGCCGACCATCTTCCCGCCCCTGCCGCGATGCGCCTTGGTGTAGACGTAGTGGTGGCGCGTGTATTCGTCGGGCGTCCCGCGCTTGCGCGTCAGCGCCCAGCGGCGGAGGAGCTGCCCGCCCCTCGCGTGGATGTAGCGCGGCGGAAGCGGCGACGGCTCGGCGAGGCATTCGCCCTTCGGCACCCGCTTGGGGGCTTTCTTCGTGCGCTTCTTCAGCCCCTGGCAGACGTAGAGCGCGGCGCGGCGGACTTCCGTCGCCGCCCGCTTCGGCGTCTCCTCCGCCACGCGCTCGAGCGTCGCCTGAAGCCGCGCGACGGCGGCGCTGTCGATGTCTACGGCAAGCCCGGTCACGCCGCCCCCCTCGGACGCGCACGGAGCGTCCACCGTTCGCCGTCCGCGACCACCGACGCGACGCGCAGTCGCACGTCCGCCGCCATGCCGCGCCGCTCGTCGCAAAGCCTGATCTCGTCGCCGACCGCCGGGGCGGAAGTCTCCATCCACTCCGAGGCGACGATGCAGACCGTCCAGGTCTGCCCTTCGAGAGGAGCCGCCGCGTCGGCGAAAGCCGACGGCGCGGAAGCGTCCTCGAGCGCAAGCACGGACACCGGGAAAGGCCGCCCGCCCCTGCGCGTGTAAGAAACCCTCATGTCGTCGAGCGGCTCGGAAAGCCCCACGGAGAGGGTCGCGCCGGAGGCGTCGCGCCGCGTGGACGTGACGATGCGGAGCGCGCCGTCGAGGCAGGCCGTCTCGCCCTTGCGGACTTCCGGAAAGTCGTCCGCGAGGGCGAGGACGCCCTCCGCCTCCGCCGGGGCGCCGGCGGAAAGGGCGTCCTCGCCGCGCATGGCGGAGCCGGTCCGCGCGACCGCTGCGGAGCGGCCGCCGTGCGACATCGTCGCGGCGTTGCCCGCCAGCGCGCCGGCGCGGAGGCCGCGCAGCGCGGCGGCGACGTATTCGCGAGGCTTCAGCACCGAAGCGCCCCACCATGCGCCCGCGCACTACGCGCAGACGAGCTCGAACGCCTTGTCCGCCGAGCCGATGGCGGCGCGGGCGTAGCCGATGAGCGTGTTGCCGCTCGCGGTCTTGGAGACGAGCCCGCCGGACGTTGCGTAGAACGCCGTTCCGGCCCCCGTCTCGCCGATGGCCTCGTCGGTCGCCACCTCGACGACCTCGCCGCGGTGCAGCACCTTCAGCGCGCCCGTCTCGCCGTTGGCGATGGGACGCAGGGCGATGCAGACGAGCCCGGCCGTGACGATGAGCGCTCCGGCCGCCACGTCGGCGGCGGGCGTGTAGTCCAGCGTGTCGCCGCACTTGCGGAACGTCGCGGAAGTCTTGGAGATAGCCATGATGTTCTGTCCTTTCGGTTTTTGGTTTTTCAAGAGGGGCGGGCGCGGCGGCAGACATCAGACCGCCGCGCCCGCAAGGGGCTTACGCGCCCGTCGAGTAGCACGCGGCCTTGACCTCGCCGGCGGCGGCGCCGTAGTCGAAGTAGCAGCGCATCTCGATGCCGAGCTGGCTGAAGTCCGCGTTCGCCGTCTCGACGACCGGGGCCTGGACGCCGTTCAGGAACGCCACGTCCACGAGCGGGAACGCCGAGCTGAACAGCCAGTAGGCCGTGCCGGAGAGGTAGGGCGACGAGACCGGCTCGAGGAGGTTGCGCATCGTGTTGTCCACGTAGCTCTTGGAGCCGATTGTGATGCGCTCGAGCTGGTAGATGCCGCGCGCCGTGATGAGGTTGGACGGCGAGCAGAGGATCTTGTCCGGCATGGGGCCGATGGGGTCGCCGTTCGCGTCGCGGATCTGCATGGCAAGGCCGTAGGCCGTCGCGAGCGTGTCGAGCGAGAGCGCGCCCGCGGTGCTCGCGCCGAAGTCGGACGCGGAGAGGGCGGTGAGCGCGGCGAACACGTCGCGGTTGATCGTGCGGCCGGCCATCTGCCCGAAGCGCTCCGGGATCGCGGCGAGGACGCCGAGGTCGTCGTTGATGAGGTCTTCGCGGGTGATGCCGACGATGGAGCCCTTCGTCGCGGCCTGGACCGTGCGGGCCTCGTCGGAGAGGTCGACGTGCCGGAGCTCGCCGCCCTTCGAGAGGGGCTGCAGGAGGCCGCCCATGACGAGGCGGACGCCCTTGACGGCCTTGAAGTCCGTCACCGGGACCGCGCGAGACACCTTGCGCCAGTCCTCGCCGACCGCGCCGAAGCCCGCGAGCGCGAACTTGTGCGCGACGTTGGAGAGGACGTTGGGGACGTCGGCGGTCGAGAACGCGGCGCGGATGGCCTTCGACATGCTCGCGTCGTTGCCGGGGCGGTAGTCGAAGCCGAACGCGGCGAACACGTCGGAGAGTCGCGTCACGCCGAGGTCGTGGGCGGCGTCGAGGTCGACGCCCTTGAACTGCGCCTCGACGACGCCCTCGCGCATCGCGGCGCCCATGCACGCGGCGGCGGCGACCGTCCTCGCGTCCTTCGGCGCGGCGGCCTTGAGGTCGATGACGGACGGCGCGGCGGGGCGCGCGGCCTCGATCTTCGCCTTCTCGGCGGCGGCCTTCTCGGCCTTCAGGCACGCGAGCTCGGCGCGCTCGGCGGTCCAGCCATCCCTGACGGCCTGGGCCATGATGCCGTCGTGCCCCTTGCACGCGGCGATGACGGCGGCGACGCGCTCGCGCTCCGCGCTCTGCGCCGCCTCCGCGGTTGCGGCGTCGGTCGGCTTCGCGGCCTCCACCGGCTTGTTCTTCTTCTCGTCAGGCATGTCGCCCTCCTTGTGCGTGTGTGCGGCGGCCGCGATGGCCGTCTGCGTAGACCCGTCGGCCCCCAGCGGGACGACGGAAACCTCGTTCAGGACGCCGGCGCGGACGATGTAGCACGGCCCGGACACCTCCGCGCCGTTGAGCGTGTACGTCTCGCCCTTGTCGACCTGGCAGACCTCGGACGGCGTGACGCCGACGGAGGCCTGGAAGCGGAAGCCAGCCTTGGCGAGCGCGTGGACCTTCCTCGCGTCCTCGGACACGGGCATGAGGTCGGCCTCGATCGTCAGCGTCCGCCCGTCGTGGGAAATGTTCGTCGCCTGCCCGCAGATCGCGTCAAGCGAGTGCGCGTCGTGGAGGCAGAGGATCGGTATCGCGCCGTCCTCGCGCCACGAAAGCCCGGCGAGCTCGACGCCGACCTTCTCGCGCCAGCCGACGTCCATGAGGCCGCCGTTGTAGGCGGCGATGCGCATCTTGCGGTTGCCGCCGCCGCCGTTCCCGCCGTCTGCGGCGGCGACGAGCGCGACGATGCCGGTCGCGGCGAGCGTCCCCTTCGGGTATTGAGCTGCGTCAAGTTTCGTCATGTCGTTTCCTCCGCTGTTGCGCGTGCATATTAGCATGCGGCAGGGCGAGGGAAAAGGGGGTAGGCGCTATATATAGCGTTTTGGTCCCCTTCTGGGGCTTGCGGGAGGGCTGAAACGGCCCCGTACGGCGCGAAATGTCCCAATGGGACATTGAAAGCGGATGCCGCGCCGTGTCAGGAAACGCCAAAAACAAAAGAGGCGGCGCGAAAAACGCCGCCCCCGTCCGTCAAGGGGAATGTCCGTTTTATGTCCGCTTGCCCCGGTCTACTGCCGCCGTTCGCGTTGCGTCAATTCCGCAATTTGTCAATTCCGCAATTTCACGACTTGCAAAGTTGCGAAGTTGAAAAGTTGAAAAGTTTATGACTTTATGACTTCACGAAACATGAAGTCATAAAGTCATAAACTCATAGCCGAGAATGTCAGTATTCCAAAAGAATGTCACTGTCATACTACCATTCTATGGCTTACGGCTTCCTGATTTCCTGTTTCAGTAAACCGTAAACCGTCAAAGCGCGGCGTATAGCATATTTCTGCCAGAGGCGCGACCGAAAAACGGACACTCGGCGGACAGATTCTGCGGGCGCGGAAAAGAAAAGCCCCTGTCGGACTAATGCCAGCAGGGGCCTGCGCGTCAGCGAATGTCAGAGAGATTTGTTTTTGTCCGTCGAGTGTCCGTTTTTCGGTTGACCAATAAAACAAGGGCTTCCGTGCGAAAAAAGCGGACGAAAGAAAAAAACGGATTGAACCTTTGCCCAATCCGTTTTCCGTCCGTTTCAAGCCCCCTGTTTCAAGCCCCCTTGCGCGGCGCGGGCGGATGTGGTATCATTACGCCGAAAGACACCGCGAATTAGCCCCGGCTGGCTGTAGCGATGCCTTGGAAGGGCGACCGGCTCCGCCCTGGCCTTTCTTCCTGTCGCCCCGCTTTGGGATGTATGTAAATGCGTCCACCCTGTCGCCGTGCGACGGATCGGCGACGACGGTCATTCCGAACCTGTCGTAAGCCTTGAAGTAGATTCTGCGTCCGGGATAGTCTCGGTGGTTTGTCTCCGTCCTGTCGTAGTTTCGCACGGCGTCTACCGCGAACGCGAGCCGCTCCTTACGCGCTTTCACGTCCTTCGGATCGTGCGTGTGGCCCTCTCGCTTATCATTCCAATGGTCGAGTATCTTGCCTCCGAACCCGACCGAGCGCGTCTTTCCATCGGCGTCCTTCGTCGCGACGTAGAAACCCTCTCGCAGGGCTTTGTCCCCGTCTTCCTCCGAAACGAACGCAGGGGTCTTCGCGTCGAGAATCTTCCTCACGCGGTCGCTGTGCTGGTGATTCGGGTGGGTGCATCCGCACTCGCCGACGAATCCGCCGTCCTGGGGGCAATGCTCGCTCACGCGCCGGCCTTCTCGCCGTCCATCATCTCGTGGTAGAGCCGCTCGAGCGCGGCTTGCGAATAGTCGGGCTGCGCGGCGGCGGCCTTGCCGTCGCGGTTCGGCTTCTTCTCCGCGTCGTGCACGAGCATGTCCTCGGTCGGCGCGGGCTTCGTCGCGCCGCCGCCCGACAGGATCGGGCAGGGCGTCTCCGGCGGAAGTCCGTTCGCCTCGCAGTCCTCGCGCCACCGCCGCAGGATGTAGGCGTACTCGTCGAGGGCCTGGTCCGTCTCGCGCCGCCAGTCGCGCCCGTCCTTCGCGTAGAGCGCGGCGCGCGTCGTCGTGCCGTTGCCGAGCCGCGTGTTGTCCGCGCTCGCGTCCTTCATCACGTCCGCGTTGCCGCGCTCCGTGAAGAGCCACTCCGTCTTGCGCAGGGCGGCGAGCTCGTCCGCCGAGATTCCGCCGCGCACGACCGCGTATTCCTCCAGCCACTTGAAGAAGACCCGGTCGAGGACCTTGACGGAAAGCGACGCCCGGACGGCGGCGATCTTGTCGCCGTAGGTCATGTGGTCGAGCTTCGCGCTCGCGAAGTTGTGCTGGCTTGAATCGCACATGGCGATGTTCACCGGCATCGACAGGCAAGCGGCCATCTCCGCGACGAGCGCGCGCACGAAGTCGGCGTAGAGGGAGGTCGGCTGCGCCGACTGGAGCTGCGACAGGTGCCACCCCTCGGGCAGGGTGACGAACGCGCCGCGCTGCATCTGGAAGACCGTGTTGGGCTTCACCTCCATCGCGCACTTCCCGATGGACGCGTCGTCGTCGTCGAAGCACTCCGGCACGTTGTCCGTCGAGAGGACGCCCGACACGCTCGCCGCGTTGATCGCCGTCTCGGCGACCGACGAGCGGTACGACTTCTGCAGCGCGGGGATGTCGAGAGCGGAGACGAAATCGGAGATTCCGCGCACCTGCTCGGGGCGGATGCAGTCGAAGTAGTGGACGACGCCGCCCGCCTTGATCCAGTCGCCCGCGCGCCAGCGCAGGTTGCGCAGGAGGCGGTAGTCGCCGGGGTGGTTCTTCAGGACGCGGTAGGCCGTCGGGCGCCCGTCCTCGTCGAAGCGGATTCCGTCAAACTCGTTCTCCCGCGTCACCGCCTCGGTGTAGGATTCCACGCGGTCGCACTCGATGGGGCGGACGTTCAAGGTGACGGGGTTCGCGTCCGTGACCGCCCCCTTGTCCGTGACGAGCAGGGCGAACGCCTCGCCGTCCGTCACCTTCGCCCGCAGGAGCGTCCGCACCTTGTCCCAGAAGTCCGTCGCCATCGTCCAGGCGTCGAAAGCCTCCGTGATCTCGTCGCGCAATTCCTCGCCGATCCCGCCGTGCGGGAACGAGACGGACGCCCACGGCCCGACGACGTGCGTCACGAACGTGTCGAGCATCGACTTCGCGTAGGGGCAGTTCGCGACGACGTAGCGGGCGCGGTCGCGCACGGTCTTGCGCACGGCGGGCGAGAGCGCCGTCGTGATCGCCAGCGAGTCGACGTTGCGGAAGAGCGAGGCCGCGTCCGGCGTGTGCCTCGCGTTGTCGAAGCGGGCGCGGACCTGAGGCGCGGCGAACGTTTCCCTGCGGTGCTTTGCCATTTCTTCCCCCCGTATCCTTTCAGCGGTCGCACGTGCCGGGCGGCACGAGGTGCGTGACGAGCCCCGCGAGCGGATGCCGCCGCGACGCCGAGCGAGCGCGCTTGCGCATGTACTGGTCGAGCGCGATCAGGTCGGACGCGGAGCGGTTCGTCTGCGACAGGCCGTCCACCGAGAACGAGCTCGGCGACTTCACCGCCTCCGCGAGCTCCGCGTCCGTCAGACCCGCCGTTTCCGTTGTGCCTTCCTCTGCCATAGCGCGTGCATATTAGCATGCGGCAGGGCGAGAAAAAAGGGGGTAGGCGCTATATATAGCGTTTTGGTCCCCTTCTGGGGCTTGCGGGAGGGCTGAAACGGCACCGCCTGCCGTCAGGACGATTCCACGGTGAAGAATACGCGCCCGCAGTTGCGGCACCGTCGCGTCCGCCGCACCGTCGCGCCGATTTTCTCCGTCCGCACCACCAAGGAATGGCGGCAGCCGCAGTTGCGGCACGGGATGCCGCCCGCCTCCTCGCCGCCCGCCACGTAGACCTTCCGCCGGTTATTCCCCATAGACCTTCCTCCTTCGCTTTCCGTTCCTGACAGGCGCGCCGTCCCCCGTCACGTTCCCGGCCGCCGCGAGCGCGTAGCACATCGCCAGGCAGTCGCCGTAGTCGTGCGGGTTCTTCGTCTTCCAGGTGTAGGCGTACTGCTCCTCGCCGTCGCCCCGCTGCTTGCGCATCTTCACCTTCGAGACGAGCCTCTCGTTCGCGATCTGCGTGGCGAACCCCGCATGGTTCGCGCCCCCGTCGTAGAGCGAGAGCCCGCCGTCCCCGCCGAGCTCCGTGTTCCACGCGAGCTGCGCCCGCTCCTTGAAGAGGTCGGCGTTGAACGCGAGCCACTTGCGCCCCTGCGCGTCGCGGCAGGGGACGGTCCCGTTCAAGGCGTTCCGCGTCCGGGATCGCACAAACGGGTTCCAGTTCTGCCCCGCCCGCCCCAGCATCGCCGTCGCGTCAAGCCCGTAGAGGCCGCGCACGAGCGGCGCGAACGCTGTCACCGCCTTGAACTGCCGGCCGCCCGCGTCGATCCCCCAGCGGTCGAGCCGGACGCCGAGCGCAGCCACCTCCTTCGCGTGGGCGTGCAGGGCGCGGGCGAGCTCCGCGTTGAACGCCACGTCGTTCTGCCGCCCGTCGATCCGCGTCCGGAAGACCTTGTAGGCCGTCACAAGCCCCGTCAGGTCCACGTCGAACGCCACGACCGCCGTCGTCAGGCCGTAGGCGGGGTTTACGTCCGTCGCCGCGACCGTCAGCACCGTCCCCTCCGGGACCGAACAGGCGGGGACGCCGGGGCGGACGCGGCTCATGATGAGGCGGGCCGTCACCTCCACCGCGAACGAGCTGCGCACGGGCTCCATCTGGTATTCGGCCATGAAGGCGTCGTTCCCCATCTGGTGATAGGCGTCCATGAGCCGCTGAAGTCCGCTGACCTGACCGCCCTCGCGGTCGAAGAACCCCCAGTTGAGGATGTCCGCACCAGCGTCCATCGCCTTGCGGTTGCGCCGGTAGAGGGCGAGCGATCCGCCGCGCCGCCCGTGCGGGAGGTCGTTCGCGTTCTCCTCGTCGAAAAGCGCGAAGTATTCCCCCCAGAGGCCGTGGCGGTCCTTCCCCCATTCGTCCGGCCATCGGACGAGCGCGGGGTTGCGCGTCGTCTTCCACGCGGGGTCTGCGGCGAGAAGCACCGTCACGTCGTTCGGCGCGATCGTCGTCGCCGTCGATATAACCGACGCCTTGCCCTTGCCGGCGAGGCCCATCACGTCGCCGCGTATGAGCTTGAGCACGTCCGCCACACGCTCCTCGCTCTCAGCGACCTCGCGCGTCTGGAGGTCGTCCAGCACCACGAGGTCGGGCCGCTGGGTCCCGTTCTTCGTGCCGCGCACCGACTTCAGGGCCTTCGCCCGGATGCAGGCCCCCGACGCGGCGGACGCCGTGCCGTCCTTCTCGACGATGACCGGCAGGGCGGTCTCGTCCGTCACGAGCCGCACCTTCGTGTCGCGCCCCCCGTATCTCTGCGACCGCCGCCCGTGGCCGTCCAGCAGCAGGAGCGGCACGGCGATGTCGGGGTAGTCCGTCGCGAACGGCTCCTCCGTGAATACCGCCGTGATCTCGCGGAGTATCTGCTGCGCCTGTTTCGCGTTGATCGACGAGATGAGGCAGAACCGCTTGCGCCCCGTCGCGATGAGGTAGGCGACCGCTGCCTCCGTGTAGGAGGTCTTGCCGCCGCCGCGCGCGACGAGAACCTGGTACGGACGCGACGAGCCGACGGCCTCCTCCATCTCCGCGAGTATCTTCACGCCGTGCGGCTTCGGCGGCGGGTCGTCCACGAACACGCCAAGCCCGTAGGCCGTCAGCCACGCCGCGAGAGACTTCTCCGCCCGCTTCCGCCGCTTCCAGTCGATCCCCTTCCGAGCCTCGGCGACCTCCGCGTCGATCGAGAACGAATTGTCCCGCTCCGCACGCTTGCGCCGGGTCTCGCTCTCCAACGTTCGGCTTTTGTGCCTATCCGCCATTTTCAGCCCGGTTTGTGGGGACGCTGTGCGCGCGCGGAATCTCGCCCGATGGACGCGCGGGCGTCCGAGGCGGGCGGAGTACCTACCCGTCCACCCTTGCCGCGCGTCAGGCCGCCGTCAGCCGGAACGTCAAGCGCGCCCCCTTCGGACGGCCCGATGCGCCGCTTGACGCTCCACGCGCCGCGCTTCCCGCCCCTGACGGCCCAGAGCCAGCGGAAGAATGGGAACTGCGCGGCGGCGGAGGTGAAGGCCGTCCACGCGCGGCCCTCCGATCCGAGGCGGTAGGCGCCCTTCACCTCGTGGAAGGTCGGCACGCCGTCGTCGAGCGTCATGAAGTCCGGCGTGTAGCGGCAGCCGCCGAGGAGGTGGAAGGTCACGGGCTCGTAGCGGCCCGCGCCTTGGAGGACTTCACGCTGGTACGCCTCCTCGGTCTTGTTCATGCCCTCGCCGGACGGGCGCATGGGCGGCTTCCGGCGCGTTCCGTGCCGGTAGGGTGCGAGGTCGCGGCCGGCGGGCGCGGCGGGCCCGGAGGGCCGTTCCTGCGCGTCCTGCGGCGTTTCCGGCCCGGAGGGCGCGGACGGGGCGCGGTTGCGCGGGGCGAGCTGCCGCTCCGCCTGTTCGCGGAGGCGCGGAGGGAGGTCCGAGAGCCTCATGCGGGGGTTCTCCCGTACTGGTGGTGGAGGCACGGCCCGCGCCCGGCGGGGAGCCGCCGGTTGGGGACGGGGTGGTTGTCGAAGCCGCGCCCGTCTCGGCGGCATGTCACGGTCGCGCGGTCGCCGCAGTCCTCGGCGAACAGGCAGTTGCCGCAGCGGCGTCGCGGGCGGCGCATGGACGCGGCCGCGGGCATTTCGGGCTCCGGGGGCGTCATGTCCGTTGAGCCCTCCGTTCAGCCGCCTGCCTGGCGGCCTTCTCGTATGCCCGCACGATGCCCGCGTTCGGCCTCGTGCGCCTGTTGCTCCCGCCCGCGTAGGACACGGACGCGGCCATTTCGTGGATGCGGTCGACGGTGCGCGCGCCGTACCGCCTCTCCAGCTCGGCGGGGGAGAGGTTCGTCGTGAAGTGCGTCCGCCCGGGCGCGGCCATGCGCATCTCGATGAGCCACGGCAGGATGTCCCAGCGGTTCCCGTACTCGTTGAACGTCGGCTCCGCGCCGATGTCGTCCAGCACCACCTCGGCCCGCGCCGCGCCCGTGAAGAACGCGCGCACCTCGTCGACCTTCCGGCCGACGGTGTCCATCATGGCGTAGACCACGTGCCGCGCCATGCCGTGCCGCGCCCGCACCTCGCCCAGCGTGCGGAAGAAGTGCGTCTTGCCCGTGCCGACGCCGCCCATCAGGAGGAGCCCGTACCCGGCGAGGTAGAGGCGCAGGGCCTCCAGCGTCCTCTCCGTGTGGCGGTATCCCAGCGCGGACATTTGCCGCGCCCACGCGGCCAGGCGCTTCTCCGTCACCTCCGCCGCCCGCTCCTCGCACGACGGCGCCCGCAGCTGCGCCAGGATGTCGGCCAGCGCAAACGTGCTACAGGGGGTTTTCATAGCCCTCCTCGTGGTGTACCACGCCGTCCGGCTGGTTCGCGCCGCGCCCGTTGGCCGGGGCCCCGTCCGCCGTGCCGCCGCGCCTCGACGCCCGCCACCGTCCGCCCAGCACGGACGCAAGGCAGAGCCGGTTCACCGTCGCGGTGTTCCCGTGCCTGTTCACGTAGGCCCAGTTGTCGCGCTCCATGTCGGCGTGGAACCGCCTCGCGAAGTCTTCCGGCACTCCGCAGTTCCGCGCCGCGTCCAGCACGTCGCCGAGCGTCGGGCACGAATGCCGCAACGCCGCCGACGCCGCCCCCGACCCGAAAGGGGCGGGGGCTGGGGGTGGAGTATTGTCCTTCGTTCCTTCGTTCCTTTGTTCCTTCGTTCCTATAGAGGAAGTGTTGGGGCAAGTGTTGGGCGAAATGTTGCGTGAAATGTTGGGTGAAGTGTTGGGGCAAGTGTTGGGTGAAATATTGGGTGAAGTGTT